ATTTTGGTCATCAAATTGAAGTTGTAGATATTCTATCTAATTGTCTCAAGTATCTTCCACGTACAGAAAACATTTACTGGGGTGATTGGCTTGGTTTCGGTCACACTGACACACTGACACAAAATACCCTCACGTATGTATTTCCTGAGGTTATTGAACAGAGACTAGTGATTGCACCACATACACAAGTCTTTCTGACTCAAGATAATATTATGTGTAATGCAGTTTGTAAACCAGTCACAGAAACATTTGAGAATAGTGATGTAATCAAGTGGGTACAACCTGCTGTTGACCGTATTTACGGTGGTTATGATGCACCAAACATCAACACTGACAACATCAAATTTCTGACTGACAAAGAGGCATATCAAGCCAAGATGGGCATCAATGCTCTCATCAAGTCAGGTCAGTTTGTTGATGATGCATCACTGACTGACATTCTAGGTTGTCCTTTCCTTGCCAATCTGTATCAGTTGGTGTTAGATATCAAATATGATTTGATGGATAGTTTGATTATCAATGACGCACCAAAGTCATATCTTCCTAATGGCAAAGAAACTGATGGTGAAGGTTATGTCTTCCATTCTGTAACCTATGGCTCAGTGAAGTTGGTCAAACGTGCAGAGTTTGCGTATGCTAACTTCAACCATGGTTTTGGTAACTGATTATTATGACACAATTTAATGTAAAAGGTGCATGGACCGATCGTAATGGTCGTAGGCATAACTTTGAGATACAAACTGATAGTGCGGACAGATCTTTGATACGGGATATTGTAGAATCACAGTATCCAACAGAGAGAGTTGTAATTAACTCGGTTCGTCAACGGTAATAAAGTTACTCACCTCCAATTGACCCCTATAGTATAACACCACAATTTTATGATCACTCTTCGCCCACATCAAAACGAAGCCCGTGACGCAATGTATGTCAACAGCAAAGGCCAGATACTGGTCCCGACAGGAGGCGGGAAGACACTGATTGCAATCACTGATGCAATGAAACGGTTCGAGGTAAATGTTCCTCGCACTATTGTAGTTGTGGCTCCTAGACTACTCTTGGCCAATCAGTTGTGCAGTGAGTATATGGAACACATCACCAATGCTAATGTTTTGCATGTGCATTCTGGTGACACAAAACACTTCAGCACTACAAAGTCTGAACATATCAAACTGTTTGTTGATATGTGTCAAACAGTCCGTGAACATGTTATTATCTTTACCACATATCACTCTCTCCACCGTGTTCAGGAGTCTGGTATTGCGGTAGATACCATTTACTTTGATGAGGCACATAACTCCTGTCAGAATAACTTCTTTGGGCCCACTGAGTATTTCAGTAAGAAGGCTGATCGCACTTATTTCTTTACTGCTACCCGTAAGACTTCAGTCACACCAAAAAAACATGGAATGAATGATGTTGACACTTATGGTCAGGTAATTGCACGTGTGTCTGCACCAACTCTGGTTGATGGAGGTTACATCTTGCCACCTAAAGTCAAGGTGATTGAGATGGATAAGGTTGACAAAAAGTCACTCACACCTTATCTTGAGAGCAACAATGTCCTTGCGTCTATTGATGAACTAGACATCAAAAAGATTCTAGTATGTGTCAAGACCACACGACAACTGCAAAATATCTTTATGACAGACTTTGCAGAACAACTCAAGGAACGTGGTTATTCTTACCTCTATATTACCAGTAAGACCGGTGCAGTTGTTGATGGTAAGAAGGTCAAGCGTGAGGAGTTCTTTGATACACTCAATGCATGGGGCAAAGATGTAGATAAGAAGTTTGTTGTTTTGCACAGGTCCATACTTTCAGAAGGTATTAATTGCTCAGAGCTTGAAGGTGTTGTATTCCTTCGTAATATGGACACAGTAGAGATGTTACAGACTGTGGGCCGAGTAATTCGTGTGGGCAGTAAATCGAAGACATGCGGTATGCTATGTGTGCCAGTATATAATAATATCGGAGTATCCACCGAGAGAGCATTGCAACGTTGTGTTGACATTGTATTCGAGAAAGGAGAAATGTGCGACAGCATTTCTCGCCGGTAATCGGCCCAGTCATACCAAGGGATCTGGGAGTATCATAAATTGATTTTTCCATATCGAACCCCTTTATGACCTAACACACCTTCAGTCACATAGAATTATTGAAAAAAGAGTTTTTATGTCTTTCCACCACACAAATTCAAACATTCTTGATACAAAACCAGGAGTATTGCCAATCGTTATTGATGAGAACCTGGTAGCAATACCTGTGGCGGGTTCAACAACTAAACTGATGGTGATACATAATGGACAACCGGTCAAAGTATGTCGCAACCGTCAATCAGCACTCAATTTGATAGATAAGTTAAGAAAACGAAGGAAATAAAGTTACTCACCTCCAATTGACCACTATAGTATGACATACAATTCAAATCCTTACATCCAAAACCTGCTCGAAATGGGTTACGACAAACAAGACGTACAAGTTGCGTCTACAATGTTTCAAAAGAAAACATTCCCATGTGTTATTCATGGTCGTCAATTTGACACTGAAGAACAGTATTATGCTGAACTTCATGAATACATGAGTGGCATGTGATGAACACACCTAATTGGAAGCATCACTCCAAAAAAGATAAGAAGACCAAGGGTACCTGTAAGGGTATTCTAAGGGGGCGTAAGCAGTCTCTAAGGTCACTCAAACTCAAACTAAGTACCAAATCACCATGAACATTGACAATCAACTTCTATCTGTTATTGAAGGTCTTGATTGGGCATTAGAAGAGTATAAAGATGCAATGGATGATCCAACCAAAGGTTATTCTTTCTATACTGGTTACTCTCGTGCGACAATAGAAACTGCCAAAGACAGACTATTAACAATTGTGGAAAACTATCGTAATCTTACACAGGAGGAAAAGTTACTCACCTCCAATTGACCACTATATTGTAACCCCTACACTTGACAATCATGAACAATTCATCTACTGTACTTAAAGAACTTCAATCACTTCAAAAAACTTATAAAGTTCAGAACTTTAAGTTTACCTCTAGTCAACAGACACGATATGATGAACTTCTTGAACTTCGTCGTGCATTCATTGCATATTGGCAAGAAAATGGTATGGTTTGGACTGGACCTAGTAATGTAGGTAAGGCTAAAACAGAAGCCGCAGCTTGATGGACATTACTAACACATCATTGTTACTCACTGGCATCATGTTTGTCGGTGGTATTATTCTCTTCTTCAAAGCAATTTACCGATGATTGAAACTCTCTCTTTTGAATATGGTAACAGCGTTACCATTTTAGGTTTGGTTGGTGTTATCTCAACTGCCATCATTCTTGTAACCGTCTTTACTCGATACAACAATTCACCTCTGCGTAAGTAATCATTACTATGAAATTTGATCCTAAACAAACAGAAACATTTGAGACTGAAGGTTCAACATTTGAGTACAATCATGCTAGGTCAGAATATCTCGCAGAAGATATTCTTGGCCAGTATGAAGACCAAATGAAGACTATGGCCAAAGCATATAAAAAGGCAAAGAAAGAACATAAGAAAACATATTATGGACGTAACCTATTGTCTCTTCATTCAGAATGGAATGTTGAAGACAATGATGAAACTTTGTATCTCATCTTTGATGATGAAGAAGAATGTTTCACTGATGTCAAAACTGATAACGAATACTACTCAAATCCAAACGATTAAAGTTACTCACCTCCAATTGACCCCTGTAGTGTAACCACGCAATCAACTTATGACAATCACACAAACCAAAGCAGAATATCAAACAGAATGTTTGATTGAAGTTCTTAACAATGAGTGGAAGGTATTTGCTATTGAGAATGGCCGTAACTTTCATGAGTATCTAACAATGGAAGTTGGTCGCAAATATATCAAAGTGTGGCAATCAAAATGCTATGATGGTGTTGTAAGAGAGGGTCGCAGTTGTTTTATGTTTGTAGATAAAGAAACTGGTGCATGTTATAAACCAGCCAGCCACAAGGCACCAGCCAAAGGCATTAGATTTTATATTGAATCACTTCTAGATACACCTGAAGTTGTTGATCAATACGGTTCATTCCTTTATCGTCGCTGATGTTTACCATTATTCGTTTCTTTTATTATATTGCCGTCGGGGCATTCTTTGTAACCATTATCAAACACTTTTCCTAACTATCATGTCACTCTCTGCAACTTGTGTCTCTAAACTTGTTGACGCACTCAAATCTGATGTTATTAACCACATCTATGGAGATGAGCGTTATATGGAAATTATGCATGACTTAGTTTCTGATGCATTACGTGCCAAACTTGGTGATGTTGATGAGGATTTGTTCTATGAACTCGGTATGTGTTTAATTGACCGTATTGAACTGAAATAAAGTTACTCACCTCCAATTGACCCCTATAGTGTAACCACGCAATCAATTCAAATGGAGTTTAGAATCATTGTTCCATCTGCTCGATATGAAGATGTAACCACAAATGATTTGGATCAAGCATGGCGTATCTGTTGTGATCTATCTGAAGAGTTTGGATATGCAGAGGTTAAACGTAATCTTTGTGGCCCAGAGCCAATTCTAGGATCTTTCACTAACGGTAAATCAGACAAATGATCTACAACATCGCATCAGACATCAAGACCCGCAGAATTGTGTGGATTGATTCAACAACAATGAAGACAATGACCGCAGTTCAAGTATCAGCCTCAACCCGCTAATCTATGGGCATTTGTAATACAATTTCTGTGGTGGTTACAGTATTACAATGTAAGGCCCTTTGTCGGATATTAAAGTTACTCACCTCCAATTGACCACTATAGTGTAACCACGACAAGCATTATGACATTTCTCAACTGGGTCCAAGAAGCAATCGGTTGTAAAGTAGAAGATGAAAAAACTGGAATGGTTCATACCATTACCGGTGGTAAGTTTCTCGCCGATTCACCTATGTGGCCAATGGTTCAACTTACAGATGAGAATGGAGTTGTAAGATATGCAACTCTTGATAGGTTTGAAGAACTGGTTTCTGTCGGGTAATAAAGTTACTCACCTCCAATTGACCACTATAGTATAGACACCACAATTTTATGATCACCACATACAACGGATACGAAATCAAACCAGGTGCTAATCTTAAG